CCAGCCCGTCAGCACTCAGGTAAGACGACGTATCCTTCCCCACAGAAACGCGAGGAAGGGAAATCGCCGAACCCGAAATGGTTACGGACTGGGGATCTGTGTATGACATCGGCACTACTCCTTTGTCGGCTCCATATTAGAACCGTTAGTATGGTGTTAACGCAAGTGAACAACACTTGCTTAATGCGCATGGGTTAAACCAAGCGCACCGAGTATGGCGGTCTGAATGGTTGACAAGCCACTCAGAGAAACGCCAAACCCAAAGGGGGTTGCCGGCCTCCGGATCTTCGTCGTTTGGGCGAGGACCAGAGGTTCGCACTTGAACAAGTAGGGGTCATCCGGATTAGGATGCGCCACCTTATTCTCGTGGGTATAGGTAACAGTAGTGGAGGTTTCCTCCATGATGTACCCGTACCGCAACACCAGGCCGTAGGCTTTCCAACTAGTGAGGTTATTAATAACGTCACCAGCGTTGGAGAACCAATCGATGGCCCAGCTCCAGGGGGTGAGTTCCCAGAGAGTATCTGGGGTAAGCGTGGCGCCAAATACCTTCTTGGCTTCTGCAGCGTTCCTTGCCAATCCGTCACGGGAGTCATAACCCGTGGGGAGATGGTAGGTATACGCTCCAGAAAACCACACTTTCCGAACAGTCTCCACCGTTCGAACTACATCCCCAGTTCCGTGGGCAGATTCCAGCACGCCCGACGTACCGCCAGTCGTATTCGAATTCCACAAATACGGCAAAGCGTTAGTCGCTAGTACTGTCCTGTCTACAGAACGTTGTACCGGGAAGTTGTAACGCCTTCTAACCATTTTGCCTGCATCGCGCTCGTACTGTCTCATGACAGCATCTGCACGTCGCACGCCGTGAGCGATTTGTTTAATATCGCCCACGAATGGCAGCCACCCGAACACATGGTTCAAGAACTCATCGCCTAACTTTTGATAGGCCTTGATGCGTTCTTCCCATAGTCGGATTCCTGGCAGGTGCGGTAAACCGTCCTTGACCAGTTCTCCTAGGAAAGTGGCAGAGTCTGCAACTGAGTTAGTGGGAGAGGACCTCGCTATTGCGGTCGTTCCCTTAGCGTCAAGCTCAGTATTACTACTGGCTATCGGCGACGGGAATGTCAGCGTTAGCGGGTTCACAGGCCAGACAGTGGCATGTTGCCACGCCCAGATCTGTGATCCGTTGAATCGGTGAACCTCATAATCGCGGGCTTCCGGAACGGAAACCCACGATGTGGATTGACTGAAAAACGGACCTCCGACATCACCTCCAGGACGATTTTTCTTATTCCTG